GGGAAGTAATCATTTAGATTCGAATCTAATTAAAGGTTCATAAAAGAATCTGTACCAACTTTGAACACTTAATTTTTTATATAATTGGTAATGTATCAAGAAATATCAAGTTTTAAGTAGCGGGAATATCATGATGGCATCCATATTGTTTATCCGCATATTTGTACCAAACCATCGACCCAAATAATAATACGACAACATTTTTTAGCCGAATGTGACAATTTAAAAATTTTCAAAGAAATACCATTAATTAATGATTTGGAATCCGTATTCGATAAAAGTATTATCTATAATGTTGGATGGATGATGTACGGATCACAAAAAAATACTTTATCTGGACAGTATATTTTAACACAAATTTATAGCACAGAAAATATAAAACTGGTTTGCACTATTGTACCATCCACTCATTTAACCGATAAAAATTATGTGCGATCATTAGTTGATCTTTTGAGTTGCAGACGTTTTTGGGCGAAAATGATATAACCCCATTGGCAAGTGGTCTTGATTAATTTTTAATTAAAAATTTTAATTTAATATTTATTTTAATTTTAAATCTTTAATTTAAAATTTATTTTAATTTTAAATCTTTAATTTAAAATTAAAATAAACCAAAAAATTGATATTTTATTTTATTTCATATAAAAAACACTATCCAAAAACAAGTATTAAATAAATGTCCACTAAATCGGATAATATAGATAAGATAGATAAAATTAAACAAAATAAATTTCATGGAAAAATAATTTCAAAAAAAATAGCATCAAAAACTAGTAAGATGCCTTCAAAAACTCTTAAAAATACTAAGACTAAAGGCGCTTCTCTCGGAAAAGCTAATTCAGTTATTCAAAAACAAGACAGTGCCGTTAGAAAAACAAATTTGGATAAAAATGACAATTTAAATGAACTCGAAAAATTATATAATTTTTTGATTAAATATAAGAACGAAACTAAAAAAAAAACAGGAAAAAATATACCGTGGACACATTCAATGACATATGAGCCGTATGGGGCATATGACATACCGGATGATATGTACGGTGTTTTTTTAAAATTGTATGAGAATGCTATTGTTGCTGGATTCAAACCACACATTACCGAAAAGCACAAAGAATATGGGCCAATTGTTATTGATTTTGATTTTGTTCAAGACAAAGAACACAAAAAAAGACATTATACAACAATGACTATCGTTAACATTATTCGCTTATACAATACTGTTATTAAAAAATATTTGGGAGTGTACAACAATAATATGGATGCTTATGTTTTAGAAAAAAAGGAACCAACATTGAGAAAAGGCGAATATCATGATGGTATCCATGTTGTATATCCGTATATTTGTACCAAACCATCTTTACAAATGCTAATGCGTAATGAATTTTTAAAATTGGCCAAAGAATATAACCTTTTTAAGAAGGTTCCATTGGTCAATGATTTAGAAAGTGTTTTTGATAAGGGTGTTATTTATAATGTTGGTTGGATGTTGTACGGATCCACAAAAAATGATGCATGTCATCCATATTATGTTACACATATTTATAGTACAGCACGTGGTAAAATTTTTGATACATTAATACCTGGTGAGGATATGAATAAAAGAACATATATTCGACATTTTATTAATGTATTGAGTTGTCGGAGATTTTTCAGTATAGATAGTATGACAGCATTGGCTGATAAGATTGATCCAGCTGATATAGATATTAAAATAGATAAAATAAAAGATAAAATTACTGAAAATAATAAGGATAATAAAAAGGAAATAGCTGCTTACATGGGTGAAGATATTAATTTTATTAAAGTTGTTGCCGAGGATCAATTAGTAGAAGCGAAAAATTTAGTAAAATTATTTTCAAAACAAAGGGCAACAGATTATTATGGATGGTATCAAGTCGGAAGATGTTTACATAATATTGATTATCGATTACTTAATGATTGGATTGAATTTAGTAAAAAATGTTCTTCCAAATTCAAAAAAGGAGAATGTGACCAATTATGGAAGAAAATAAAACCATCAAATTACACTATGGCTACATTGCATTATTTTGCATCCAAAGACAATCCAAAAAAATATATGGAAATGAGAGAGGAAAAATTAAATAAATTAATTCACGATGGGTTTGAAGCAAGTCATCATACTATTGCAAGATTATTAATGGAGAAATATAAATTTATTTACAGATGCGCATCAATTAAACATAACATATGGTATGAATTTAAAAATCATCGTTGGATGGAAATTGATAGTGCGTATTCGTTAAGAAATTTAATTTCGGATGAATTAACTAGGGAATACGGTAACCAGCAAGCATATTTATACGATTTATCAAGAGAAAAACAGGGTTATGATAAAGAAAAATGTATTAACGAAGCCACACATATATCCAAAGTTATAAAACAACTTAATAATTCAACCTTTAAAAATGGTGTCATTAGGGAATGCGCTGATATTTCATATGACCCGAATTTCCTAAAAAATTTAGACGAAAACATATATTTGATTTGTTTTGAAAATGGCGTATACGATCTGGAAGTTGATAATTTCCGGGATGGTTGTCCCGATGATTATATTAGTTTGTGTACAAATTATAAATACATGGAATATGACGAGAATGATGAAATTGCCATACATATCAGGGATTTTTTGAAAAAAATTCAGCCTTGCAAAACAATGAGGGAATATTTAATGACATTATTATCAACTTGTTTAGCAGGATCCATTTCGGAAGAAAGTTTTTATGTATTAACCGGATCTGGTGCGAATGGAAAAAGTAAATTAATGGAACTGCTAAAATATTCACTTGGGGATTTATTTAAACCGATGGATATTCGATTATTAACGGAGAAAAGAGCATCGTCATCATCCGCATCGCCAGAATTAGCGGATAAAAAAGGAATTAGGGCATGTCCTTTTGATGAACCAAAAGCAACGGATGAAATTAATACAGGATTTATGAAAATATTTACTGGTGGTGATATGATTACGGCGAGAGCTTTGTTTAAAGAACCAATATATTTTAAACCACAATTTAAACCATTTTTATTGTGTAATCATTTGCCAAATATTAAATCGGATGATGATGGTACATGGAGAAGATTAAAGGTTATTCCTTTTTTGAGTAAATTTGTTAAACCATCAGAAATGACAAAAAAAATGAAAATGGATGGTTTGGACAAAAATCAATTTCCGGCAGATAGTAATTTATCAGAAAAATTACCGGAATGGAAACAAATTTTTATGGCCATGTTATTGAAATATTATAGAAAATATCGAGATGGTGGGCTAATTCATCCTAAATTAGTAACACAGCATACTGAGGAATATCGTAAGAGATGTGATGTTTTCCAAGATTTTATTAGTGATTATTTGGAAAAAACTGATGAAGCCAAAAATACTATTTCGGTTATGAATTTACATGAAAATATGAGAGGATGGTACAGACATAATTATGATGGAAAATGTCCATCCGCTAAAGAATTACGAACATATCTACAGCATCGAATGGCAACATTTAATCCAAAAACTGATTCTCTGACTTGCTATAAAGTAAAAACGAGTGAAAGTGAAGAAATATTTGATGAATTAAATAATATCTAGGTGCTCAATTATTTTAATTAATAATTTATTATCAATTAAAATAATCACTTTTCCATAATTTTCTTTAATGATAAATATTTTGATCTGTATTTCAAATATTTTTTATGATACGAACCAGTAATATTATTACCTGCTCCAAATTGATCCACATTAATATTATCGTATCTATTTTGATCGTAAAATTTAACATCGAATGACATTTTTTTTTCTGAAATTGTTGGTGTAACAACATAACTTTTTAATGTTTTGGTAATCGCGCCTAAATATGATTTGGTAGGTTCTTGTAAGTTATAATTAATAATTCCCTTAATGCTCTCAATACGACAAACATCAATATTGAGTGCTTCAAAATTCTCAAATGATGTTCTCACAAATGTTGGGTCGTATTCATCTGTGAAAGCACTTTGATCATAATTAATAATTTCCCTAAAAACTTGCGTGTTCTTCATGTGTTTTAAATGTTCTTTTTCTTTATCGAATGATACTGGATTTTTAGTTTGCCATATTTTCCGAATAAGAGATCCATGAGCAATGCATAGAATATGTTCTGGTTTTTCCATATCAACCATTTCAGGTAATATTTCGGTATAAAATTTATAAATATTCGGATTTCTGGTATTATATTCTTCCGCATCAGTATCATTATTGGTAATTTTATATTCATATATTTTTTCATATTTTTCTAAAATGCTAAAGTTAACAGGTGGTCCTCTCTTGAAATTTTCAAGATTTTCCATTATTTCATAATATTTTTCATAAAATTGTATGTGTGTAATTTTATTATCTACTAAATATTGAAGTATTTTTTTAATAAGATCAATCGTATTTGGACAGTTGGTATATTTATTGATAAATTTATTGTTTGGTATTTTTCCGATAGAAGGTTTACATTGGAGTAATTTTGTTATTTCCGCGGTTATTTGATCTGATTCTGATACACTGTTCAAAAGATATTCTTTTACTTGATATAAATCATTTATTACCTCAATATCATCAAAATTATTTATCCAATTAGTTTCTAACCAATCTTTCATGAATAATATTCTTTGTTTCAAAGTTTTTGAATTTACAGCTACATTTTGATAATCGGATCCAATATATTGAAACACATTTTGTACTTCGCTAATGTATGGAACCACATATATGATAGCATTTTTTATACTACGGCATGCTAATAATGCGGTTGTAATTGTTCTGGTCAATGGGGAACACAAAATAATATTGTATGGTTTCTGTTTTTTGATGTAATTTGTTCCTAAAAGAATAGCATGTTGCATACCAATATATGATAAATTTGGCTCATATTTCCATCCTGCTTTTAATTTGGTATGTAAATTAATTTTACCGAAAAAATTATTTGATTCGTCTGTTTGGTTTGGTTCGTATGGTAAATATCCTAATCGTCTATTGGGATATTTGTCTATGTCAACTACAATACCCTGATCAAGATTGGCACATGATTCACCGTGTCTAACCCAATCAATACTAATAGTTGCGCTTTTATTTCGACATAAATTATTAAGGTTTGTAATAATTTTTTTGCTTTCAAAATCTTTAATTATTAATGGACAAATATTTATTTTTTGTTCAGTCGTTTTATCTATCCATTGGATATTTTGATCAAACAGATTTGATAGTATATCAATATTGGTGTCGGGTAAAATATATATACACGTATTATCTTTAATATTGATATCTTGAATGTGTGTATTTGTATTTATAATTTTATTTTGCATATCTAATGTACTTAACCATTGTAATGGTGTCATAGCTCCTGTGGTTAATTTTATTTCATTTGATGAATTTTTTAGTCTAACTGGAATATTTTCCCTAGCATCATATGCGTCGGTACCAATAATTTCGCGTATCATATCTCCAATTTTGGTTTTATCGAGTTCGTATCTGGTACGATAAATAATCCATCGACACAAGTAGGAAAAATCGTATTTTGATGCTTCAGTAGTATTAGAATAATCATTTTCAACTGTAAACGGGGTTGATTTGGGAATATGTTCTATATTTATTGTTAAGTATTTATGATGTTTGGTGTACGTATAACTATGATCAAAATCAAATATCCTAACAAAATATTTACTTTGAATGTTAATAATTTTAATAATATTTTCGCCTGTCTCGTCTGTTATTACATATTGGAAATCAATCGGATTTGATAATCTTTCAATAAAAACATTTCCAGTATGTAAATCATTATGTATTAAACCAATTCGATTAAAACATTCCAATGTGTAAGCAATTTGCACAAAAATTGCGACAAAATCCAGAAAAAAACTATTGTTGTTGAGCAAATTTAATTTTTCATTTATTAGCGTACCAATACTAATACTGGTTTTTAATAATTCCATTACAAATATATTATAAGAAATTAAACTATGAAAAGGTGTCTGACTTATTATATTTTTAAAATAATCTTTCAATCTAACATTCTGTTCAACCAAATAATTATTGTATATATTGGCATTGTTTATTTGACATTGCCCATCTAGAAGCAGTGAAGAAATATTTGGAGTATAACAATTGTACAATAATTTATTTGTAATCTTGTATATTTTATTTTCTGTATCGATAAAATTATTGTATGGATCCAATAATGCCGCATTTGAAACAGCATTGACTTTTGCGAAGGCCTGTTTATTTAGTGAAACAATAATATTTTTTATTAATTTTAGGAGTATTGGTTTGAATATATATTTTTCATTGGGAACAGTAATAATATTATCTACAAATGCATCAATCGCCGTATTATTATGTGTTAATTGTAGAGTATCATACATATTTCCCAAACTAATATTAATAAATTGTCTTGATCGGGAAGCTGATTCCACTGGTAATAATTTTCCGCGTAAAATAAAATCATTTTGACAATTAAAATGTGGTATCATTAATTTATTATCAATTATCATATTTAGTAATATTCTCCAGTTTGGATCATTATTTAATTTATCAAGATTGAGAGTTCCATCGGAATCATAATATGATAATATACGGGAAATTATTTTGTATTGTACTAATTTGTATATATTAGTTCCGGGATCACAATAATCCCAATGATATATGTATCCTGTCGAAGTATATTTGTTTGTTGAGCAAACTTGATTAGTAATATCTATTTCCGCATTTGTTGTGCATTTGTCTATGCATAAATGATATTCTGCTTGGAGAGCAGTTTTTTTACTTAACTGAAAATATCTTCCGGGATACCCTTTGTAAGGTAAATTATTTGCATCTATTATTATCTCAGATGGATTTGTACCAATAATTTCGTTATAGAAATCATTAATATTCTCTTTGAGTTTTACGCCATTAATAACAGCAATAATATTAATACTTTTTTTTGAATCATAATACTCTCGAACAAATTTGCGTAAAATAGTATTGCGCGAAAAATATGTAGGGTAAAAAGTTTTGCCGTGTTCTTTGGTATATTTCGTGTTAAATTTATCATAATCCAACTTATTCAAATCATTAAAAATTTCGTCTTTATTTATTTTTATTGGTGATAAATTTTGTTTATTAACAAATTCTTCAATGGATTGATATTTTTCGGAAAAAACCTTTACCACTAATGATATATCATCGGAAATTTTAGATAAATCGGATTCTGTAAATAATTTTAGATAAATTTTTTTGAATAAATCATTATTTTTATTAAAAAAATTAAAAACATTTGGATGCGCCAATAAAGAAACCATGAAAATATAAACATCATACGATGCATGTATCGGTATATAAGTTAATATTTCTTTGGTTGTAACTGTATAGCAACCCGATTCTACTTTGAAAAATTGTTGTTTTTCCATACTATTACGATTAGCGAATCGTATCCCATTATAAAAAATAGAAGAATTTTGAAAATTACCAATAGCAAATACATATTTATTTAATTTTTTGACAAATATGTTATCTGTTGTTAAATTTCCGTGTACAAAACCGTATTCGTTTGATTTTAATACGAGAAGTCCATTCAAAATATTTTGAAGAATATCCATTATTATTTCTTCATTTATTTCTATTGTACTCAAAAATTTTGTTAATGATAATTCATAGTAATTTTTAATTTGGTAACCGTTCTCATTTATAAAAAAAGTAATATAATTACTAACATAATTTTTGGAAGAAACATATTTTTGTGCCAATATTTTTATTATTGTACTGATATATGTGTCTGTCATTATATTATTTCCAAATGCACATAAATATCCGTATTTGTTAACAATATCCACATTGTTGTTAACCAAATAACCATTTTCTCGCATTGTTTGTGGCAACAATTCATCATTATCAAAAACAGGTATTCGAAATGATAGACGCTCTTCTTTTGATTCATTATAATCTTTTAATAAACACGGAACATCTTCAATAATTATTACTTTATCATTATTTTTAGTCACACCATATTTTTTTATTAATTCATTGAATTTAGGATGATCACTATAAAAATATTCACTAATGTCATTAATTGCATCAAGATTTGTGGTTTTTGCATCTATTATTAAGGGGGAAATGGTATTTAATTTTAGTAATGTTTCCACATATTTTTTTGTTTTTGGAAATTCATAAAATGCTTTTTCTAATGCTTTTTCTAATTCTTCTTCATTTTTATTTTGTTTTGATAATAAAAATTCAGCTAATTCTTCCTCAACATCAACTGGTGCTTTAGATTCCATAAAGTATATATATATAACATATTTTTTGGACAAAGTAATAAATTCTAAAAATTATGGCCAATATATAAATTGAAAAAAAAATTGAATAATTTTTTGATTTAAATAAAGATTGGTATTAGAATTTATTAAATACATTCATTATGCCAAAAAATTTGAATCAATCCAAAAAAATACCACAAAAAGAAATTATTTCTGATGATGATGACGATGGACTTACTTTACCAGTAAGTGACGAATCCGAATCAGATACTGATCAATTTATTAATGAAGAGGTAATGCCAATTCCAGAAGAAATTATTTATCCAGGATTAGTATTTAAAAGTGACTATATTTTGTTAAAGAAAATAGGTTATGGTAACAATGCTGGTGTATGGATGATTTATCAAATTTCCACTAAATCATATTCAGCCATGAAAATCCAGGATTACCAGTGTTTTAATGATGGTTGTAGAGAAGTCGCAATAATTAAAACAATTAATAATTATTGCAAAGCAAATCAAAATAAAAATATTTATTGTGTTAACATGCTAGATTATTTTGTATATGAAGAAGATGAAGAAACAAAATATGTTTGTAGTGTTTACGATTTATATGCAGGTAGTATTCATATGGTTATTAATAATGGAAAACATAAATATGGATTGCCCATTTCGGTAGTTAAAAAAATTACAAAACAATTATTATTAGCACTAGTTACGCTACATGGTGAACTAAAAATTATTCATACCGATATCAAACCAGAAAATATTTTATTTAAAGGCATGCCCGATTACCAACTTAAAATAATGGATATGTTTACCAAAAGTGGGTTCCAGCAAAAATACGACGATATTTACGCTAGATTTTCAAAAAATAATACGCGATTTTCGGAAGAATTAGAAATTTTAGCAATGGATTCAATTAAAGATATTTGTTCAATAGAAACAAATATTGATACAAACGAAGAATTTATTCCGGATGACGAAGATAATGACGAAGATGATTTAATTGAAGGAGAAGATGATGATTATTCGGAGGAAGAAGAAAGTGAAAGCGAAAGTGAAGATGGTGGTAATGATAATGGTGAAGATAATACATTAAATGTATTTAATGAAAGAAAACAATCCATTGATGATATTATTGAAAATATAGATTATACGGATATTCATAATTTGGAGAAAGAAGTTGGTTATGATTTTACGACTATTTTAAATAATCGTGCCGATACTACCGATAAACGGGAGATGATAGATGATAAATATGTGTTTAATTGTGAAACAGCATTAACAGATTTTGGAAATTCATATTTCTTTGATAAACGAACACGAAATGAAATACAGGATAGACGTTATCGTGCGCCTGAAGTTGTGCTTGATTTTAATTATGGATATGCATGCGATATTTGGTCTCTAGCGTGTGTAGTATTTGAATTATTAACAGGGTTTACATTATTTGAACCAGAAGATAAGCCCCTTAACAAAGATATTCATCATTTATTCATGATGGAAAAATCACTCGGATCGATTCCATTACGAATGAAAAAATCATCAAGACGCAACAAATTTTTGTTTGATAAAAAGAGAAATTATCATGTTAAAAATATAGAACCTTTTGTACAGACACCATTAAAACAAAGATTGGTACAACAATTCCTTTTTGATGAAAAAGATGCGAGCGAAATTTATGATTTCATAGTATGTGGTCTAAAATACGAGCCAGCCGAAAGATCAACCGCTTCAGAAATGCTCAATCATCCTTGGCTCAAATAATTAGTTCATTAATAAAATATTTATTGATGAACCAATATATTCGAAACACATACCAAATATATTTTTGCGTAACACATACCAAATATATTTTTGCGTAACACATCAATATGTATGTAAATAGTTTTGACCTTAAATATTAAAAGTCATAATTTTAGTATTATCTATCATCTTGTTTTCCACTAAATAAACCAGAACTAAGGGGACCAATACTACAATCTCCTTTTACATGAAATTTATCCCCACTACCATAATTATTAGTATGTCCCCTTGAATAATTACTATTATTATTATTATTATATCCCCCCGAACCACTATTATTTAATGGTGTAGTGCCTCTTGAACTAGATGTTTGGCCTGAATAACGATTCATTATTATTATGTGTTTGGTTGATTTAATATATAAATACTTTAATGAATTAAAATGGAACCATTAGATAATTTAATTTTTCAATTTTTTAATGAATTAAATTATTAATAACGTTAGAATTATATAAAAATATGTATCTATTAACATTTAGTAAAAATGCAACAATCAACAGATAAAAAATTTTATAGAATTATGCATTATAATTCATGGTCTGATGCTGATAATTTAACGGATGCTGTAGCTAAATTATATGTTTTATTATTTGGTACAACAAATTTAAATTTGGATGATATCCAAGTTATTTGTTATTACATGGATATTCCAATTACATTTTATCATGTTGCATACCATAATGGATTAGTTTTTTATAATGACAGTAATTATATCCAAATACTTTCAATTTGTCCAGAACATGCTGCTATCGATATTGCATTTGGTAAATGTATCAATTCAAAGCCACAATGCCAAGATCTTGAAAAAATAAAATCATGTCCGTTTTTCCAAAATGAAAAAAAATCAGACAAAAATAATGAACCTGTCATAGAACCTGTAAAAAAACCAAAGCATACGCATACTGGCCTTTTAGCAAAAGCACAAATTGTAAAAAATAATAAAAATAATATGCCAATAACAGAAACAAAAAATAGTAAAGTCCACAGCAAAGCTGACAGGAGGAGAACTTCCTCGGCTGAAGAAGAGCTATCTTCTTGTAGACTTAACCTGCCCATTTCGGGACAAGGTAAAGTCCACAGCAAAGAAAATAGCAAAGTATGCGTAAAAGAAAATATTACAGAAGAAAATATCCCAAGAAATATTCCAAAAAATAATTCTAATGATAAAATCAAAATTTTTGAAAGTGATAAATATTCATATGTCAAAATTAGAAGCGATTTAGAAAAAGGATTATTTAAACGTGATGATATGCATCCATCATTTGTTACCAAATACCAAATATTCCGGGTATTGGAATCTAGAAAAGTAATTGATTTTGATTCGAATCAAAATATTGAAAAAGAATATGAAATATTTTCTAGCTTATACGATGCATGCCAAGAGGATAATGAATGTGAACAGGAAGAACAGAATCCTATCAAAGTTTATATTCCGCATAATTATCATTACATGAACGATGAAAAAAAGGAAGAACATGCCAACAAATATAAAATGACAAAAAAACAATTTGAGGATAAATATGTTAATGGAATGATTGATGATGATGTGATAGATAAACATATTCAAAATGGTGTATCCAGGACGGATATTTTGAATGATTGTTCAAGTGAATCGGATTCTGATATTTCTGATGATGAAAAAGATGATGAAAAAGATGATGAAAAAAATGATAATGATATGGATGGATTTGAAACAAAAATTAATTTAATAGATTTCACCTTGTCATCACACTAATATAATCTGGAAGATGCTATTCGAGTGAACGAAGTGAAAGAAGAATACATTAATATTTTTCATTGTTATTATTAATATAATAATAATGAAAAAAATAAAAGTTGCAATATTTTAGAACTCGGACAATACGGTAAACATATTATTAGCAGTATTACTAGATTTATTAATTGTGATATTTGTTGATTTTTTAAAATTTCCCGGATCCAATGATCTAATTGGATTTCGTTTATTATCAAATGAATTATTATTTTTTTGCGGATAATCTCTTGTGCGATTATCTCTTGCTGCATTACTGAATGTACCCCTTGTGGAATTATTAAAAGTACCTCTTGAGGCATTACCGATGGTACCTATTGCACCATTACCAGAAGTTCCTCTTGTGGGATTATTAAAAGTACCTCTTGCACTATTACCAGAAGTCCCCCTTGCGGGATTACTGAAGGTACCCCTTGCGGGATTACTGAAGGTACCCCTTGGGCCATTACTGAATGTGCCTCTTTTTGATGTAGTAGCATTATCAAAAGAAGTATCTTCATCATGATTCGGTGATTTATCATTACGATTATATTTGTCATCATCATTCCAAATTTTCTTGGGAATAATTTTTTTTCGATTTAATTCTATCGGATTATTTCGGTGAAAAGTTTCGGAATTATTTTTTGTAATGTAGTCAATATAATTTATTTCTTTCGCCATGTGTCTTGTTACAAAACAGATTGTTTTGATGGATAAGTATAAATTATTAAGTTCCTCCTTTGATATGGTCAGATTATTTTTTATAATATACTTTAGGAATACAATAACAGAATCGACATCATATTTCAGTAAGGAATGAACATAATGATGTTCTTTACAATTTGGTGTTTCATGCCGACTATAAAAATTTTTACACTGTGTATATTTGGTACAAAAATTATAGGATGATCGAATAATTGCCGGTTTTTGTTCTGGATGATAAATCAATAATTCTTGTTTAATTCTTTTTGCTAAATTTTCGGATGCCAAACTTATCCAATGCAAATATTCAATAATATTTTGCATTTTATCGTATGTTAATTCGGTATCATGAATTTTTGTTGATCTTATTTTATTAGCGGTTGATCCTTCCATTAGTACTTGTATAAAATATGCAATAGAACATTCATCACGAATTAGTTCATTGGATGATAATATTTCCGGATTTTTTTTAAGAATATCATCGACACAAATACATTTTGTAATAGTTTCATTTTTATTATCATCACCGTCGCTATCATTATCATTATTATCTGGTTCGGTTATTGCATTATTCAATGAATAATCTCCATCTCCGTCAACTTCTTCTTCTTTGATTAAATTATTATTTATGATTTCTATTGTTTTCTCGTCTAATTCATTAAACCAGGTATCTAATTCGTCCGAATCAGATATTTCTTTTGATATTTGATTAATAGGTGAATACATCATTGATTGCTGCATTATATTAATATGGTAATACTTTTTTATATATATAAAGTTAAATAAATTACATATTTTTTTAATATAAATCAATAAACATTCAATTTTTTAAACAAAATATTTGTTTAAAAAATAAATAATAACGCATACGATTTTCGTATAAAAAATATTTTATATTAGTATCTAATAATGTCTAAATATGTCAAAAAATTGGGATCAGATAAAACATATAAACGACCTAAAACAACATACCAAGAAAATTTAACCGCTGATGAAATTGCCGAAAAAATGCAAGGATATGAAAAAGTAGATAATATAGCGGAGGTTCCATTAAATACCCACATAAGATATTTTATTACACAAAAAGATGGAACACAACTATTCAGGACAGGCGGATTCCTTCACAATAAAACGAATGCCGATAAATTTATTATGCTCAGCAATGGTAAAAGTATTTGGTCAGTACAAATAAATAATGCAATATTTTTCAAAAAAATGTCGCATCAGGAAGAACTTGATGCAATACATGCTTTATATAAAAAAAAATTAGATGATAAGGATTTAACAATTTCCAAACTTAAAAAATATATCAAAACAAAATTAGCGATTGGTGTCGCTGATAATACCAATAAATTTGGATATGAAAATATACCAAATAATTATATAGTTCCATATAAACAACCATCGGCACAAAATATAAAACCATCCAATAGTAAACGCACAACATCGTCAACCAAAAAAAATATATCAGACAATCGGAGAAAAACACGTACTAGCAGTACTACTAAAAAATCTTCTGGTAGTAAAACATCAAAAAGAAGAGCGCTTAATTAATATTTTTATTAAAAAAATTAATTAATTTCCACTTAATATCTGTTTATTATCCATATTTATTTTACTGAACGTTATATTAAATATTTTTTTACTTGATATCCATTGTTTATTTACCGGTGATATAATTTTCAGATATATGAATTTATACATTTGATAAAGATCTTGTACCCAAACAGGAAAAATAAGATTTTGTCTGGTCTCCGAATTTTGGACACCCAATGTTTCTGTATAAAACATATAAAATTGGCTTCTATTAGCAAAAACGAAAAATAAATTTTTTGTTACACATCTTGCCCAAAATAAAAATTCATCTACGTCATAAATATATTGTGGAATATTTATGATGCCCATTTTATCAAACATAATCAAATTTTCTATTATTTTTTTAGTTTTGATATTAGGAGCATAAATAGATTTCATAAAATCATGATTTCGGTAAATATGTTTAACCAATTTTGGAGATAATTTATCATAAAATTTTTTTAGCCACTTAATTAATACACAATGCATATCAATATACGGAACAGGTAATACAGCCGGAGAAAAAATTTCGTTTAATGATTTGGTACTATTTCGGAGTACGTTTGTTTTAATTAGAATATGTGCTAACATAAATGATGGATAATGTTTTTTGGTCATATTCCAAAGATAAAAATATTTATCAATGGCTTTTATATGGAACGTATTTATTGTATAGTTACAATTTGTTGCAATATGGTAAAAGAAACTATAAAAGTGTGTGGAAGTAAGAGGCAAAATTAGGATAATAATTTCATGATTTTGGCTTTGTACCAAATCTAATATTTCTTCTACAAAAGTATTTGTTTCATTATTATTTGATATATGTGTGGAATTATCATTTGGATAATGTGTGCTGATAATCATTTGAGGATATGATTCTCCTAATTGTTTGTAATATCTAAAATCATCCGCACTTCTTTTGGCAATTGGATAAATTCCTAATTTATTACAGGTGTCAATATTATCAAATGTGTCCGCGGTTGTTATTGTAATATCATTATTATTTTTTTTGGAGAGCAGCGCGGATAATATTCCCATACCAGAATATATTTCTTCGATGTGTTTAATATTAAAATATTTGGCCACTGATAATAATCCATCCACCAATTCTTCGGACGGAATCCAATCAATTGATGATTTATCATACTTACTTTTATTATATTTACCACTCATTATTTGATAGACAAATTTATCATTTGATAATAATTTAAATTGATTGTTATTTTCAAGGTTAATTTCCCCAAAAATTTTTATTAAATATTCATGGGAAAAATTTTGAAATAATTTATCAACAATTATTTCCCTATTATTTATAAGAGTAAAAATAAAATCATTGGTTGGGTCTTCTGTAGAGCATGATTTAACCTGCTCATTTTGAGTCAAGATATTGTTCATTGTGATTGTAATAATAATATTTATTAAGTATTTAAATATCAACTGAATTATTCAATTTTTTACCCAATTAATTCTATTTAAAAATAAGCATGGTGCATAAAAAATTGAAAAATTAAATTCTTGATATAAAAAGATACTTATTAACCTCTAATATCAAGCCAATACAATGTCAAAGAAATCGGGTAATAACAAACAAAATTCTAAATCTTCCAAGGGGGGGAAAAAGGATGAAATTAATTTCGGAACGATTACACGATCAGATATTGATAATTTGAATGCGGAGGATCCAACTGTTCTTAACCAACTGAACATTGACGAATTTCCCGCTTATGATGAAATGGATGACAGTGAACAATATTTGGAATACAGGAAATATTACATGAGACTTTTGGTAATGGGATCCATTCTTGAGTTGCACCGTGAAAAAGCATTTGAAAAATTGAAGAAACTCCAACCAGATTCCGCCAGAGAAGATGTTGGCGAAGATGAGGATGATGATGATGACGAACCACCCAAAAAAGGTGGTAAAGCAGCCAAACCTACTGCCAAAGGAAAGAAAGTTGATTCCGATGAGGAAGAAGATTCCGATAAATCTGAAGATGAAGCACCCAAAAAAGGTAAAGGTGGAAATAAAAACGGAAAAGGTAAAGCACAACCAAAAAAATCTGCGGATGATGACTCAGATGTAGATGACGACGCGGATGATTCGGATGATGATGAACCTCCAAAGAAATCAGGAAAAGCTCCAGTGAAAAACGCAAAAGGAAAACAAACAGGTAAAGGAAAGAAAGATGATTCCGAAGATGAAGACGATGCAGAATCTGATGATGATGGATCCGATGATGAACCACCAAAGAAGAATAGCAAAAATAAGGCTCCGGCAAAGAATAAAAAACAAGTAAAAGGTAAAAAGGCCGATTCAGATGATGACGCGGAATCCGAAGATGACGATGAAGGTTCAGCAAGTGAGGATGAGGAAGATGAACCTCCGAAAAAAGGAAAAGGAAAACAAACCAAAAAACCAGCCTCTAAAAATACTAAAAATTCTAAATCGAGATAATTGATTTAATGTATTTATTATTTAATATTAAAAAATATTAAATAAAAATAAAAAAATGAAATTTATTAACCATACGCATAAAAATATCTAAAAATTAGGTTTTAGATATCTTATATGACAGATGTCCAAAAAAAATCCAGAAGATGTCTTTATGGATCGGTAGTAGAAAATTTAGAAAAAAATTCTAAAAAAACTATCAGAACTGCTGGTTCATTAAAATTTTTTCAAAACAAAAAAATAGACACGCAGCTTAAAATTTTACTGGAATATGATAATGATAATAATATCGAACAAAATCGCGTATATAAATCATCTCCAAAAAAATTATTAAAACGAAAAAACAAAAAAAGAAATCATATCAAACAAAGTAAAATACGAATTTTGCATCATAAATCGAGTGGAAAAAAAAGATATTATAGTTCAAAAACACAAAAACCAAAAAAAAAAATTAAAAATAATAAAATTAAAAAAAATTGATTTATTATGGATATATAAATATATTCATAATGAATTAATTATAACTATAAAACTATGGCAATTGATATTGTAGAAATAATAAAATTTAAACAGGAGGTCAATGATACAATTGATAATTGTATTAATATTATAAGAACTGGTAAACCAGATGATGATAATCAATTGCGATTGTTAACGCAAGTCACAACTTATTATGACCGTATGAAAATTTTATATGCTAACCAGCACGGCGAAAGCGATGATGATGATAAATTTATATCAGATGAATCGGATAATGAGGATTACAGTAAAATTATGGAAAACCGAGTATTTGCTAATCCAAATAATGTTCGAGATGATAACCTGGACAAAGATGAAATGAAAATAAGGAATCAAGTTTTGGGTCTAAATTTTAATATTAGTTATCAAGAATTAAATAATTTGAATGATATGAATGATATGTCACAAATATTTAATGGTGATGACACATCGGTTGATCCCAATATATATGATGCTAACGAAAATAATGTAGAAAATAATGAAGAAAATAATGAAGAAAGTGATGAGGATGATCAAAATAATGATCCAATTATTAATAACACAAAAAAGACATTAAAATTATTTGTTCCGGAACCAGATGTTGAAATAATAAATGGGGATACAATGGTTGATTACGATGAACCAAGTATTAATTAATTTATATTACAACACTTATATATTCCTGTTTGATACGTTCTAAATCTGTTTTGGATGGTATATAAATAATAATATTTCGGTTTAATGGAAGAATATCATTATTGGATGATATATTTATTTTAATAATTTTATCATAATGAATTGACAAAAATTGGTGTATAATTCCTGTGGAAATTTCATAATTGTATGATAAATGACATGTATCTATTGACCATTTTATATGATTTTTTAAAATTCCATGGTTCAATGATACTTTATATTTTTCTTTGCGCGCCTCAGCTAAAATATAATTTAAATCAATCGCCGATATTATTTCGGATACGCGATGTCTCAAATCATTGCGTGCATATTTTTGATTCATTCTTATAAATTAAAAAGAAAAATTTCAAAAACAAGCAAACTTAAACAATCACCCAGAAAATTTTTTACAAGTATTAACCGGCTCATTTTTTATACTATAAAATAGTTTAAAAAATAATGTTATTTAAAATTTTTTTTGTTTTTTGATGATTTCAAATTCGTTGGTGTATTTTTTGGGTATATTAGTGCCACGATAAAATTTGGAAATATGCTGTTTTTCCTTGACAATATCTCTCAATTTATAACAAACAATGTTTCCATGTTCATTAGAAAAATAGATTTTGGAAATTTTATAGCCATGATATCCCATATTTTTAATTTTATGTATACAGGCGACACATGGTCTAGAATTTGACAAAACATAAGAATCTAGTGTTGATGCCGTAGTAATTCGAATTACAAGTAGTGAAACATTAATTTTTTTTTTGGTTTTATTTTTTTGAATTTTATCGATTGCCATTTCTTCAGCATGCGTAGATTTGTCTGCAATTGTAGCTGGGTTTGGTTTGGTCGTATTGAGATTCTTCTTGTATTCTGTGTTCATTGCATTTACTTGAATAACATCTTTCGGATTGTAATTCTTCTTGTAATTCTTCTTGTTGTTTTTGACATAATTTTTTTCTTTTGTGATTTTTTTCGGCACATAATTCAAGTGGTTTATTCCTGTTGATAGTAGGTTTAAAACAAGACTGATTTTTCTCAATAAAAATAGCGCAACAATGACGTGCCGCGCCATTATGATTAGGATCGTTGGTACAGCGAATATCGACCAAATGGTCAATCAATGAACTGATACTTGGTGTCATAATAGTATTTTGATGCTTGGACTCGGACTTCTCCATTGTAATACAGTGTTTTATATTAGTATGTTAGAATTTCTGAGGATTTATTAGAACTTTTTAAATTTTTTTTAATCAATTTTTTTCCTAAAAAATTGATTAAAAAAATGATACGGCATTTTAATTTATGATAAATTATTCAATTATTATTCCAATGAAGATATCCAGATTTTCCAGTATTATTTTTTATTTATTCATTTTCTTTTCCATGACATATGGGTATTTCTATAATGTTAAAATTTTGTTATTATTTTTTGGCATATTTGTTTTGTCAGCATGGATAAATATCAGGAATCGCTTAAAAGAGTCCAAACAATACGAAAATTTAAATGAATGTCAGTACGCCAAACCAATTACATTTTACCAATTTTCGTTATTTGAATAATTTTATTAATTTTAATAATTAATATTTTTAATAATTAAAATTATTTGCTAACTCATCGTATCCCCCTAAAAAATTACCGTTATAAAATATTATTGGTTTGGTTTTGTGTCTACTATCAAAATGAATTAAATATGCGTACTGATTTATAAGATGTCATTTTCTTTACTGTATCTAATATTAATTATATTTGATAAGTAAAAAATATCTTATAAAAATTTGGATATTCACAGTTTTCGGAATATTAATTCCTTGCGAACATTT